GTTATCACTAAAATGGCTATGCCCACATTTACAGTAGGAGAACTAGTTATATGACATTCCAAGCACAGATGACAAGAAAGAACAAACCACCCAGGTTGTTACTGTATGGCGGGGGTGGTACTGGTAAGAGTTCCTTGGCTGCTATGTTCCCTGGTAACATCTTTATCAATGTAGAAGATGGCCTGGACGAGATAGATGCAGTTGCACTACCTAAGCCTAATACCTTTATGGATGTTATGGCACAGCTTACATGGCTGGCTGACTCTGTTAAGCAGTACAACTCTGTTACTATAGATTCCCTAGACCGCCTTGAAATACTGATAAATAATTCAGTATGTATTGAGAATAATGTAGCATCTATCAGTGATCTGGGTTATGGTGAGGGATTCCAAAAAGCCTTTGAAAAGTTCCAGCTTGTACTTGCTGCCCTGGACGTACTTAGAGTTAAGCATAATATGGCTATCATTATCCTATGTCACGGTCATGTTAAGAACTTTAGTAATGTATCAGGCCCCGACTATGACAGGTGGACACTCAAACTACGTGATAAGAATGCCGAACTGTTTGCAGAGTTTAGTACCTTGGTAGGCTTTATGCACATGAAGGTAGTAACCAACGAGGAAGCTGGTGGATTTGTTAAGAAGCATAAAGCTACTGGTGGGTCTATCAGGGTTATATCCTGCCAGCCTGCAGCGGGTCACGAATCCAAGAATCGCTATAAGATAAAGAATGATATAATACTACCTTCCCCACAGGAAGGTTACAATAACTTAATAGCTGCCATTGCTGGCGGTTACGTATAAGGAGAAAGTAAAATGAGTTTTGGAAATAGTATAGGTGTTTCTGACTGTTCCCCCTCACTTGAAGCACAACTGGCAACAGAGTACAAGTGTAAAGAAGCTAATAAAACTCTGATAACAGCTATACAAAAAATAGCCGAGATACACGGTGTACACTCTTTGTATGACCTAAAAATACACCACGCTATAGGTTGCTTAACTGTGTCTATAGACCAAAACAAGCAAGAGATAAAAAGACTTAAGAACCTCTTGAAGAACAAAAAGAAGTAAGCGCTGACATGCTAGAATAGTCTAGTGTGTTGTTATATAACAATCCTTATAAGGAGTATCAAAATGGTTGCATTACCACAAGCAGCAAACACCCCAGAGAACGCACAAGGGATGGACGATAGAACCCCTATCCCAGCAGGAGACTACCCTGTACACATCACAAAGTCTGCGTTCAAGGAGACTAAAGCCAAGGATGGACACCGCCTTGTATTCACTCTTAAAGTACTTGAAGGCCCCCACAAAGATCATACCTTGTTTGTTGGTCTCAACCTTAACAACCCCAATCCTGAGACAGTGTCTATCGCCAATAAGGAACTCAACTCTATGAGCCAAGCTTGTGGAAAAGTAGGGGTACAAGACTCTGACGAACTCCACCTTATCCCCTTTGTTGTAGGTGTTACCCTTAAGCCTGCCACTGCCCAGTATCCAGAAGGTAACGAAGTGGGAAGTTACAAACCTGTGGTAGGTGGTGGTATGATTCCCCCTGTTGCTGCTCCCGTTGCGGTTCCGGTCGCTCCTGCGCCTGTAGCTCCAGTCACAAATCCTGTCGCACCTGTGGCACCTGTTGCCGCTCCGGTTCCTGTAGCTCCGGTTGCTCCTGTGCCCGCTGTCGCTCCGGTTGCGGTTCCTGTAGCTCCAATCGCTCCGGTTGCTCCTGTCGCTCCTGCGGCACCTGTTGCTCCTGGAGTCGCAGCTCCCGCCCCTGGAGTTGCCAAACTCCCATGGGAAGTGTGATAATAATTCCTATTTAATTATCTGCTTACAGAGGTACCCCTTAGGGGGTGCCCTTGTTGGGGGCTAATTAGAACCTGAACTAGATACAGACCGAACCTAGGCGGGAGGTATCAAGGACACTGGACTATAACTTAATCACTAGTATATGCCGCTGGCTAATACAGGTAGACATATTTTAACACTTTGTTAAGGCGATAGTTAGCCGCCGTTGAGGAAAACTTTATGGACATTGAAAAACTAGAAAAATTATTAGTACTAAATAACACTCTACTCTGTCATATGCTGACTATAACAGCACTACAAGCTCCTGACGAATTGAGGGACGCCACATTAGCTGCCGTACTTAGGATAGGGGAAGAAATGGAGGAAATAATAGATGGTAGCAATACAACAATTTAATAAGCCTAAACCACTCTCTATAGCAGAGATGGCCAAGAGAGGCAAAGCACTGATGGATAGTGGAGACACTACTCCAGTGATAAGTGTTAAGGCTCCTACTGCCTTACCTGCAGAAGTTATTCGGGCTAGTACTTTCTTCGGATTCGGGGGTACGCTGGAGTGGATAACTCCTGACGTACTTAGCTTGATATATATAGATCTGCTAAGACTATACCATCCAGACTGCGGTGGGTCGCAGCTAGAACTAGACGAACTTGTAAGAAGTAAGAAAATACTAGACACTATAGCGAGGTAGTAACATGGAAGATACTCAATTAGTAAGATACTGGGAGGGTAGGGCGGCTGCATTGTATGAAGAAACAATACGCCTGGAGAACGAAAGAATAATGGAGGGAATGAAACAGCTACATGACCCCGCACCTAACATATATATATTAATAGGCGCGGTTATTGGAGCGTTCATTATGTATATAATCTTAAAGTGGGTAATGTAACATGGTAATGATAAACAAGTATGATAACTGCAACAAGACCACGGCGGGAGAGCTAGACAAACTGGTGGGAGACGCTACCCTAAGACCTTATCTAGGGTGTTCACGTATAGGCCACCCCTGCTCCAGGTTCCTATGGTTGGAGTTTAGATGGGCCTTCAAGGGACATATTGGAGCTAGGCTTAAACGTCTGTTCTGGAGAGGGCACAGAGAAGAGCCTGAAATTATCAACGAGCTGCAGCAGATTGGTATTAAATGCTATGATGATCAAGCAGAATGTAATTTTGCATCAGGGCATATGAGCGGACATTGTGACGGTAAGGCTATAGGCGTACCCGAGGCACCCCTTACAGAACATCTCCTGGAGTTCAAGACTGCCTCTGATAAGAAGTTCAAAGAGATGAAAAAGAAAGGTGTAGAGAAAGCGAATCCCACCTACTTTGGTCAGCTCCAGGTGTACATGAAGGGGTTACGTCTTACCAGAGCACTCTTTATTATGGTGAACAAGAACGATGATACTTTCTATGTGGAGAGAGTACCTTACGAATCAGCCAAGGCAAACAGCCTGATACGCAAGGGACAGAGTATCATACTGTCAGAGATAGCTCCGTCTATCATGGCCCCTTGTAGCCCTACCTACTACTCCTGCAAGTGGTGTGATGCTCATGGTGTCTGCTTTGGTACTGTACCAGTCAATAAGACTTGCCGAACCTGTCAAGCTATAACCATACTTGACGAGGGAAAGTGGGGGTGTACTAAGCTTGGTATAGAGTTAGCTACTGGACAACAGCGGTTAGCTTGTAACCTTTACGAGGGGATAGGGGTGTGAAAAAGAAGAACAGAAGGATACATATATGTAAAGGTTGTGGCCTTCAAATAGAAGATGGATACTGTGACTCTTTTGGGTGCGGTGGGATGGGCCCCCCAACAAAACCTACCAAGAAAGAGTGGGAGAAGCTACAGAAAAAGGCAGATAAAGAGGCAAACTATGATTGAACTAAGGGAGTACCAAGACAGGTGTGTAAATGCTTGGTTCGATGCTATTGTATTCAAGTCATGTACTCCTGCTATAGCCGTACCCACTGGGGGCGGTAAGTCATACATACAGTGTGGGCTTATTGGTAAGTATCTTGACATGTTTCCTAATGCTTCTGTACTCATCCTTTCCCACACCCAGGACATTGTACAGCAGGACTACGACTCTCTGCTAGACTTCTTTCCAGGCTCTTTTATGGGAGTCTATTCAGCAGGGCTGGGAAAGAAGAACATCAAGAAGATTACAGTAGGCGGCATTCAATCAGTATACCGAAGCCCTGATAAGTTCAAGCACTTTGACCTTGTTATAGTGGATGAATGCCATACGATCAACCACAAGGCAGACGGTATGTATAGGACTTTCTTTGATGCCATTAAGACTAAGGTTACAGGTATGTCTGCTACCGTATTCCGTACGGGACATGGGTATATCTACAAGGGTAAGGGTACTTTGTTTGATTACTTGGCCTTTGATCTTACCTCGGTAAAGGAGTTTAATAAGTTGGTAGCTGATGGGTACTTGACTAAGCTAATATCTATCAACTCCAAGATGAAGATGAACACTCAAGGTATCCGCAAGCAAGGGGGAGACTACAATCAGAAACAACTCTCTAAGAAGTTTGACAAGGAGAGTATAACACTAGAGGCAGTGAATGAAACTATACAATATGGCCAGAACTATAAGAAGTGGCTTATATTTGCTATTGATATCGACCATGCAGACCACATATGCAAACACTTGGAGGAGGGTGGGATAGATGCAGAAGTACTTCATTCAAAAATGGCTAAAGACAGAGGCAGTGTTGTGGATAATTTCAAGAATAGGAGTACTCGTTGTCTTGTTAGTGTGGGCATGGTTACTACTGGCTTTGATGCTCCTAACGTGGACTTACTTGTTTTGCTGCGTCCTACTATGTCTGACGTTCTTCACGTACAGATGGTTGGACGAGGGCTTAGAGTGGCTCCAGGAAAGACTCATTGC